TACGAGATAGGAGTCCGTCTCGTGGGCTCGGAGATGTGTATAAGAGACAGCCTCCCGTCGGGCAGCTCGGTGACGAAAGCGGCTATATACGATTTCTTTACATAACCATCCGAAGCGGTTTTCTCTGCAAACATCTGCACAAGGTTTGATTCGGTGATGAGCCCCGACTTGTCGATGTTCGTGATATGCCCCGCCGCATCAAAACTCACTTTCTTCGACAGCAGCGAGTTGAAGTCCCCGGTCGTCACAAGTCCGGAAGTGCTGATGTTCGTAATGTTTCCGGAGCCGTCGAAGTGGATGCCTTCAACCAGCGCGGCGATGGAGTCCTTTGTCACCCGGATGGCCGCCGTGTTCTCATCAGCCGTATCCTGCGCCCCCCGGGCAAGATAATAAGCGTCCCGGGCATCGCTGATACCCTGGTTGGCAAGCCTCGTAGCCTCGGCAATGCCATTTTCCGAATCCGTCACCGCAACCGTGATGCGGTCCCCCAGGTTCTCGATATAGGCAGTAGTTGCCGTGGAAGAAGGTTTCCAATGACTGATACTGAATGTTGCTCCTGCCGCCTTCGCAGTCTTGCATACGAGAGCATCATTCTTGTAAATAGTGGTGCCATCATTATACGTTGCGTTTACCCACATGTCTCCCACGTCGTAGGCGTCTTTATTCGTAGGTTGAGCGACAAACACACGTCGCTTATTGTCGGCAGTGTCCTGGGCCTTGGTGGCATTCTCCAGCGCCTTCAGCGTCAGATGGTCGGTGATTTCATTCCAGACACCCGACTCGAACCGGTAGCCCTGCCCGGTAGCGGTGTTGTAGAACAGGTCCTGGTCGTGCATGGCCTTCAGCTCCGCGGTAGTCCACTCCGAAGCGGGAATGTTGCCAAGTGTAGGCTCGTAATCGTAGAACCACATCGTGTACTCCTTGTCGGTCTGCTGCTTGATGAGGTCCATGTCCACCTGCATGTCGTCAAGGGTCTTGTCCATATCCTTACCGGTAGCCTGATTGATAAACTTGGCGGTAATCTCGCTGAGCACCGTATTGAAGTCAATCAACGGTTCGGGCATCGTGTACGAGTTTATCCCATTGTATATGCGCACATAAGGCCCTCCGGCGGTAACGCTGTCCCATACAATGGCACCCTGTCGGCCCGTGTCCGTCCGGTTGCCGAGCTGTACGATGCTGTCTCCGACAAGTGGGATGTCGCTGCCCGATGCACAGTCGTCCTTGGAGAGGTCTATGTAGTCATCTCCCGTACCCGTCACGAGCCGCCAGTAGTAGTGGTTGCCCGATTTCAGGTTGAACGTCTCGCAGATGGCCTGGTCATCCTCCCGGAAGGTGTTGTACACGGTACGGCCCTCCGAATCAGTGGTCTTGAAATAACAGCGCCAGTATGCGCCCTTGTCCTCCACGCGGTTGCAGATGATGCCGCCGCCGGTATTGTACTGCCTGCCCCCGACATAGGTGGACTGCTGCACCTGGATGTCCTCCACGCTCAGCTTCTTCCGGATGTCCACAAAGTCGATGTCGAGATGGTAGTTGCCGTCCGCGTCCCGGTAGATGCCGAAACCTGAACCTCCGGCAGAGAAGTTCTTCGACACGATATCCTTCAGCAGTATGATTTCGTTCAGCGTGGCCGTACCCTTCACGTTGATGCCCTCGATGAAGGTCATCAGCTTCTGGATGGTTTCGGCGATGTCCTTGCGCACATAGCGGTCGTCATTGTCGTTCTTGCTGCCTATAGGGTCAAGCTTGAAGTGCCTCTTCCCGTCGGTTTCCGGAATGCTGTCATCCTTCGACAGCTTATATACAGCACCGCCGTTCTCAAGGGTCGACACGAGCTGCCCCGCATAGGGGAAATAGGCTTCAGTGTCAGTGTTCCTCGCATATACGCGTGCATCCTCTATGGTATCGAATACAGACGAGCTGTCGATAGGCCGGTACGTTGTCCTCTTGTATTGCAGCGCGAAGCTGCTTCCGTTTATCTTTACCATGTCAGTTCGTTTTGAATGTGAATGTATCGGCATCGTTCGTGCCGTCAGTCTGTATCACCCACATGCGGTAATCCGTTGCCTGGCTTCCGTTAGCGCCCTCCACAGAGATGGAAGTGGGGCCGCTGCACACTCCGGTGTCTTCGATAAAATTACCGGGATATGCAGTCAGGGTGAGCTCGTTTACTGTTCCCTCAGGGATGCAGATTGCAATGGTCTTCCACTTCCCGACACTGAATTTGTAATTGCCGCCTCCGGTGTACATGCCGCTTGATGACAACCCTCTGACTTGCGCTGAGGTTGTGGGAATAGAATCCACCACTCCGGCAAACCATTTGCGACGCACGTTCACGCTGATGGTATCGTTCAATGTCTTTTCCGGTAGTTGGCCGTCAGCCGATGCGGCATAAGTGACAGTAGCCTTGTAGGTTTCCCTTTCAATATAGATGCCGGATAATCGCCGGACAGCTATCTGTACACCGGAATTCTCTTCTGAAAAGTCCAGTGTATTATCCTTCTTGTCGTCATAGTAAGATTCCTTCATGACACCCTGGCCATTACGTGTGGCCGTGTAGGTGATATAGCCTTTCGGGGTACCGTATTCCACGTCATTTGATGTTGATATGCTACTCCTAAGTTCCGCGCCTACCGGTCTGTAAAGCATGTTGCGAAAAATCTTTTCCCATGTCTCTCCGGAAGCAACCACATCTCCCTTCTTTATGTATCCCACATCGCTGGAATTGACAAGGATATCCTTCTTCAGTTTGTCAGACACTTCTGTGATGGAAGAAGAGCTACTGCCTCCGGAAGAGGAACTCCCCCCCATTGACACCACATACTGCAACTGCGAGAGGCTTGCTTCCACTGTCCTCTTCCATCCCTTGCCGACCTTGTTGGTGCACTCAATGTTGGCGATTCCCAGGTTGTCCAGTTTCCGCACCACCTTCGTCATCCGGGTGTCGAAATATCCGGAAGAGAAATACTTGTCACTGAGCAACCGCACACGTTGACCGAGCTGTAATGGTATGTTTTGCTTGTCCACCCATATATAGTCTGTGTCGCCACCATAGATGGATATGTCATCGCTGTATTTCTCCAAGAAACTGTCCACGGCAGCCTTGTAGTCCTGCTCAGCCTGAGCTTCGTATGATTCTGGCATGCGAATATTCCAGGGAATATACGTGTCTCCCGGCTGGGGTACAAGGTTCCCACCCGGTATCTGAATGTCATCGGAAGGATAGGTGTTGATGATTTCCCATTCCAGCGTATCCGAATTATAGTTGGCCTCGAACCAGTAATTGTTGCTTTCGGAATTTCCCTGCCCGGCAAGGTCGCCGGTCTGAAAGGATATACGTTTCACAAGCCCGGCAATCTCGTTCTTGTTCGGGTCGAATAGCATTCCTTCGTCATTAAAATAGTAGACCGTAAACTTCTTGCCGTCCTCATCCGTCTTTTCTTCACTTCGCACAGAGGTGACAGTACCGGTATAATGCGGGAATATGCCTGCGAAAGCTGATTCTTCCACATGCTCAAACAGTCCGTAATGCGTGTTCCGGTCCACATATTTCGCTTTGTCCGGCAACTGGAGACGGCTGTAGCCATAGCGGCTGCGGTCTATGTTCTTAGTGCTGCCAAGAGGAATTAAACGTGTAAAGAACTTCACATCATCACTGTTTTCCGACTGTACCAACGAGGTGAGGCCCTGCAAATAGCCCAGTTCTACGAGCTCACCACGTTCACAGCGGGTCAGATTGATTTTGAAACCGTCCACCCACCATTCAGACTCAAAAGCGTCGGACATCAGCGACAAGGCATCCCAACAAGTGGCATTGTTGTATTCCACTGTCTTGTTCGCAGATTCCAAAACTTCACCAATGCTCCATACCGGTGTAGATGACAATCGGTTCATGTTATCCACCCATTTCTGCAGATGTACCTTCGGACTGTCATTCAGGGAGAACTGGGGCTCGTATGCACCGTCTGCCAGGTGCAAATACATCACCTGCTCCGCATCATGGATGGGGGCGTAGAACTTCACCGAGTAGTTGTACGTCTGTCTGTTCTTCTGCTTCGGCTTATACTCCTTCTTGACGGAGAACTTCACGCCTTCCAGCATCACGTAGTCGTTCACGGCGAGCGGTACATAGAACGGATGTGTGAAGGAAGCGGATACGGCATCCTCCGTCATCAACTCGTTATTCCAGGTTGATGAGGAAGAGGTCGAGACCGTCAGTTTCAGCTCTCCGGACTGGTTATAGATTTTCAGTTCCATTCAAACAGCTTTTAATCGTTATTTAAAGGGTCTATTGCCCGGTAAGGATTAGGTTCCCTGAACTTCATTTTCATTTTTCCGAATATTCTGCCACCCGCTTTGAATGGGGTCACCATCTGCTGTGTGGGACAACTCTTGAGATACATCCGGTAAGTCGTTCCCAGTTCCGGCAGGGAGAAGACCAGCCATCCGCTGCGCAGCATAGTCTGGAATTCCACAAACTTCTTGTACCATTCCTCTTTCGTATCGGCAAGGATGCCGAACTGCAGCGTGACATCACGGGCTTCATAATGCGGTTCCGGAAGAGTGTCCGGCAGACGCTCTCCATTCTCTTCCCGAAACGATACTGTCGTGTACGCTTTCATGGCCGGAATCTTCAGCAGCTCGTCATAATTTGCATGACTACCAGCCGAATCCTCTGCCAGAAAAACATTGTATTCCTTGTATATGTCCACACCGTTGACGGTGAGCAATCCTTCCAGTATCTTCATATCAGTTCATTTTTATACCATCTCTATCCATTCTTTCCATCGCATCGGCAATGTCCTCCAGGCGTTTGCAAAATGCCGTATTCTCAGCAATGACATTGAGCATTCCGATGGCCTCATAAGCATATTGGGAGATGTCCGTCAGCTTGTCATCCATACTGATGACATGTATCTGTACTGAAGTGACTACCCCCTCTATTTTCCCTCCAGTTTCTTCCGTAATAGTAGTTATGGCACCGGCATGCCCCGATTGGGAAGAGGAAGCACCGCCGTCTTCCGCACTCCATCCGAACGCCGCCGCCATCTTTTCCCGTTCCGCCAGCATCGAGTCCGTCAGTTCCTGCTGCATCCGGCGGAGTTCCTCCACTTCCTCTTTGGTATAATCACCGTTCTCGCCGGCCTTTGCCCAGCTGTCATACAGCTGCTTTATCTTGGCCGAATAGTTCTTCTCCAGCATGGAGCGCATGATGGACTCCTGCAGTTTTTTCTCGAAGTCCTTGGCAAAATCCTCATTCTTGAGGCTGAGGTCTGACAGCATGGTAAGGTAACTGTCCTTAAAACTGTCGAACGAAATTCCAGTTATCTGTTCCTTTATCGATTCGAGGATGTCCTTTTCGGTTTCCCCGTACTCTATGATATTATCCAGGTATCCGCGGAAATCACTGTCCATCACAGTCCACAACCCGGTATAGTTTTCCTTTATCCACTGCAGCTGCTCTCCGGTCATATTCAACATGTCATTCATGCTGTTGAACTTGACATTGCCAAGACCGGCACTGCCAAGGCCACGCATCACCGCCTCGTTCACGTCATCCCATTGTACGTTGCCTTTTCTTGTGCCGTTATTCCTGACTCCCTTGTTAGTGGATGCGTCGGCCTTGTACGAGCCTTTCCACATTCTGTACCAGATGGAATGGGAACCGGCACTGCTTCCGGAGGAAAGCCGTTTCTCGGCAAGCTGCTTCGTTATTTCCTTTTCTGTTTCCAGCAAGCTCAAGGCCTCTTCACCGGCCTTGGCAGCTTCCGCACCATAGGACTCCTTGATATAGGCTTTCTTCTTGTCAAGGAGCTGGTCCCAGACCTCCATCAAGGTGTCATATTTCTTCACCATCTCGTTGTAGTCCGAATAATCCGCGCCATTGAACAGCTTGATTGTGCCGCCTAAAGAAGCTATTGATTTCACAGCACCCTTGATGGTCTGCAATCCGCCAGTCAATATAGACATTGGCTTGGTCAGGTCTATCTGTGACAGCCCGTCCAGCATTTCGTTCATGCCTTCCATGGTACCGGACAGCCATTCGGGCGTCTTGATGCCCAGCTCGTTCATGATACCCAGTATCCCATCAGCTGCGGCAGTATATTCACGCATCTTGTCCACTCCTGCATGGAGCGCGTCCGTAGCCTCCACCCGGGCTTTACGCTTGGCCGCCTCGGCACTGTCCAGTTTGGCGGCAGCATCCTTCTTTTCCTGCTCGGTACCTTCTGCCAGTACCTTGTTATATTCCTTGCGAGCCTCTTTTGCGTCCTTGTTGGCCTTGGCCAAGGTCTTGAAGGAGTCACTTATCGCCTGAAAGGGGGAACGCTCTTTCTCTTCCTGCTCGATGCTGTTGATAGCCTGAACAATTTCCTTGATATTCTCGGGAGAAAGGTCCTTCTGTTCCTTCATGAAGGCTTGAAGCTGCTTCCTCAACCTGGCAAGAGCATCTGTAGACACTTTGTCGAGATTTCCGAACACAGAGGTCCAGTCTATTCCCTTTTTTAACTCTTCCAGGTCAAGGTTCTTCAGTTCCTCTTCCATCTTCTTTTTCAAGGAGGCCTTTTCCCCCTTGGGCTTTGCCTTGGCTATCTTGTTCTCATAATCCTTGGTTATGGCGATGCGTTTTTCCTGATAGCTGCCGTATTCCTTGTTGTAATCAATCCACGACTGTTCTTCCTCTTCTTTCAGCTTCTTGTCCTTATCGGCATATTCTTTCAATATGTCATAGTAATCCTTCATGTATTGCTCTCCGGCCAGGTTACGTTGTTGGGTCGCCTGGTCCTTCACGGAAGCCACTTGCCCGGGCGTTACTGCCATGCCGTTCTTCTGCGCCGCCTGCAAGGCTTTCAGACGGTCGCGCTCTTCCCGGTCGATGCGCGCCAGTTCTTCGTCAAACTGCTTCAGTGCCAGTTCTTTTTTCTTTTCCTCGCCCTCTTTCATCAGGGCAATGGTCATGTCGTTTATCTTCTGACGGGCTTTGAGTTCGGCATCGGCAAGCTCATCGGCCTTGCCTTGCTTGTCAAAAGAGCCGTTTTTCTTTTTTTCCTTGGTCAGCTCTTCGGTATAGATGACAGTAGCATCCTGGTTTATTTTATTCAAATCATCCCAAGCCTTTTGGGAATTTGCACGGGCCGCTTCCAGTTGTTCTTTGGTCGCCTCGCCTTTCATGTATTTGGCGTTAACTTCATCAAAAGATATATCAGCCAATGCCAAAGCTGTTTTTGCCGCTTCCCTCCGGAGTTCTATCAGTTCTTTCTTTGATTTGCCCGCAGCTTCCGCAACCCTCACATCAAAGTCTACATCCGTGGATATCCGCTCCATGGCAGAGCGTGTGCGGTCTATCTCATCGTTCAATTCCTTCTGGCCTTTTTTAGCCGATTCCGAAAAATGATTCCATAAAAATATCAATCCGGTTATTACTGCTGATAGTCCCAACGTCAGTGTAGCCATCAACGCCTTGGCTGCCAAATTGGAGATGCCCAACGAGACTGCCAGCCTGGTATTCGCCACCGTCAGCATATTCTTTGCCCCGGCCAGCAGTACGTGTGTAAAATAGCTGTCTTTGTTCAGTGTATTGGCCACCTGCTGCACCCCCATAGTTATTGCCATGACAGCCTGCAGCCTCGTTTGTATCGCCGCCAGCTTTTCTTCCTCCATACCGAAAAGTGATGCTACGCCCACACCTGCAGTCATGGCTCCCGTCAGTCCGGATACGGCATCCATCGTGGCCTTGATGTTCTTGTTGTCATCGGAAAATATCCTGCCTTGCGTATTGATGTCTCCCATACGGTCCTGCATCTCGCCGAGGCGCTGCATGGCGGCGGCATACTCTTCGGTACCCTCCGTCATGCCTGCCATCTGTTCCTTCAGATTGCGGATTTCGGTGCGAAGTGCAATATGCTTTTGTGCAGATTGGTCCACCTGCTTCTCCAAGGCGGCAAGTTCTCCCTTCTCTTCTTCAAGAACTTGCTTGGCGGCATTCAGATCGGCGGTGAGCTCCATCTTCGCCTTGCCGGGAGCTGCTTTACCCAGTTGTTTTTCCAATGACTTGATGTCCGCCTCCACCTGCTTCACCACCTCGCTCTGTTCTTTCATGCGGGCTTTGAAGTCGGCCGTCACTTGTTCCACGGTCTGACCCACTTTGCCCGTATCACGGACTATCTCTTCCAGTCCTTTCTTCGTCTCGTTACGGGTGATAATTTTAAGTTCTACGGGTTCCATCAGTCTGCTGATATATGGGTTTGGAAGAAGGCAACCGGGTCTTTGCCCGCCGCACTTTCTTTTTGTATTTTTTTCATCATCTCCTTATACTGCCGCCTTTTTTGCTCTTCCGCCGAAACGTAGCGGGGAGCATCCTTGGCCATCAGCAACAGCATTGGATAAGGAACTTTCCACAGTATATGGCCAACGCTCCAGCCGGTAGCCGTAGCCACCTGCCATACTAAACCGAACGGGCTATGGGGGGATTCGGTATACCCCTTTAACTCCCGCTGTACGAATGGCTCAGATTCGGCTTCATCGGATTCACCATTTCCACCGAGCTGATAATAGTCTGAAAAGACTTCAGGTCAATCATGGTCAACAGCTGGAACATAGCTTCCTGCAGGAACATGGGGTGAACACGCCAGCGAAGCCACCAGGCCACGAACCGGTTGAATAGTCTGCCCAGGAGTATGCTCCGGAGCACCGTGTAAGCCACAATACGGCTGACAGTGACTCCATGTTCTGATATAAACTGCATGTTCTGCTCGAATGTGTACGCTTTCATCTCTTCGTAAGTGACACCTATTCGCAGATACAGATTCGCCATCCGCATCAAGTTGCCCAGTCCCGGCGTGCGCATCACCACGGACATAGGCTTCCGCTTACGATACAGATACTTGAATGGGCGGACGGGAATCGCCACGCCCATGTCAAGCATCAGTGCGGATGCCTTGAGCTGTTCCGTCTGCTCCATATTATCCCTCCTGGGTTTGTGGAGGAACAATACGGTAGCGTGCCACGCCTTCTTCCAAAGGTTTGAGACATTTCACGGTACAGTCATAGCTCAGCACACCGCTCATGTTGATGGAATCAGCCAGTTCGCCGCTCATCTGGGCACGGGGAATCTCGATTTTGTGACCGCTGACACACTCTACTTCAAATGGACCTTCCAGGTCCTTGAATTCTGCCGGCGGCTCATATGCTCCGTCTGCTGTGGCAACAGTACCTCCGAACAAGTCCTTGCAGGCTTCCGGTTTCAGTTGTATGAGTTTGAAACCGAAAGCGGTTGTGCCGGGATTGCTGGTCAATTCTGCTACCGGCCCGTCATGCACTTGCGCCGCAAAAACGGGGGTTGTCTGCTTGGCCTCGCCTTTCGGGGATAAACCGTCCTGGCTGATCCATCCGATTTCTTTGTTGTTGAACTTCAGTTTGCCTATTCCGTAAACAAGCCCGTTATTTTCTTTTATAGCCATAATCTTATCTATTTAATTACATTTAAACGCCGTTTGACCATCATTGCAAGAAAGGCGAAAACGGCGATTCGCCCCATCCATATTTGAAACCACTGCCAGCCGGTAGGCTCATGTACCACCTGCGGAGGAGGTTCTTCCACTTCCTCACCGGTTTTATTGCGAATACGGGTTATTTCCTCTCGGAGGGCGATTACTTCACGCGCCAGGCTGTCGCAGGTAGAAGTGATAGTTAAAGTATCACCGCGTCCGCGTACCACGCTTGCCGTGGCCTGCCCGCTCCGTGCACTATATCCCGCGCCTTCCGGCAGCACAGCCAGTTGGCTCATCGGCAAGGTCATCCGCGCTTCGCTTGCCGGTACCGGCAGAAGGGTCAGAACGGATTGCCTTACGCTTTGCAGGCTGTCGAGGACGGTACTCTTCACCACTCTTGTCGGACTTTTGCAACTCATCGCGCACAGGGCAATTAGTAGAAAAACGACAATTGTTGGCCTTTTCAACGACACGCCTGAGTTTGGCGAGTTCTTTTCTGATTGCATTAATTTCTTGTTTTAAAGGTTCCACGATATCATCCATCAGAATTTGCATCGCCTTCTGAACGTTATCCAGTTCGCTACTACGGGTATTTACCTTCGCCGCTTGTACTTCTTCCTTCAGCTTTTCTACCTCTTGGATGTATTTCCGTCTGTCTATGTACATCTTGAATCCTCCGGCTCCTATGGCAACCGTAAGGATACCACATATCAGCTTCAAGATTTCAAGTGTATCCATTTTATTCCTCCAGTTTAGAGTAAATTCCAACCCGCTTCCACATCCGCCATCACCGCCGGTACTCCATTTTCCACTTGTGAGATTGCGGCGGCGAAAGCGCACATCGTTACCCGGTCGTTTATATCAGGCACGAACGATGTCGGTATCTGCATCTCCGTACACACCCTCCGGATATAGCCCGACGTGTTGTTCTCTACCGGTGGTGCCCAACGGCTGATAAAATCCGCCATCGTACGGCAGCCGTTGTTGCGCCGGTAGTTCTGCAGTAACTTCATCAAGGCCCGGTAGCCGTAAGCCATGCTACGGAACTGGCAGAACTCCTTGTCCCGGGAAGGGCGGACCTCCCCTTGCCACAATGTACGTGACAAGCGAATATTTCCCGGATTGTTATTCCTCAGTCCCCGGCTCATCCTTCTGATTTGAATGCCCCGTCGGCGCGCCAGTCCAGTGCGATGAACTCCTCTCCGAAACCAATCTGCGTGTCCGCCTTCATCAGCATCTTGAAGAAGTAGAGCTCGCTGGCATTTGCCCACTTGTCAATCTGAATGACGTTTTCGTCATCCTGCAGGTTGACGGCTGCGAAAAGGTTGCCGTTCATACCGCTGTCGCAAAGGGTGGCAACAATCAGGCCTTGCGGCCACTGTGTCAGCACCTCGAACGGAATGCCCTTGTAGCGTTCCTGGTTGATATCCGTAGGGGCAGTACCCTTATTGGCGAGTTGCGTCAGTTCGTCATCGTACTGGTCGAAGTCTTCCACAGACATCAGAATGCGCAGGTTCGGATTCTTACGCATGGTTACGGGAATCTTGGCACGCAGTTCCTTGAGGCGCGCAAGCATCGTGGTGCCGACGGTTTTCACCTTCACCACATCCACGTTCTGGGCAGCCTGCGTCAAAATGCCGTCCATCAGGTAGGCATCTCCGGTATCCTTGTATTCACCGTTGATATACTGATAGCCCAGCTCATTGCCCACTTGCTTCAGAAGTTCATTCAGCAGGAGTGTCTGGATATTGGGAGGGAGCTGACGGAAAACCAGGTCACCCGTCGGTTGGAAGGGACGCCATATGTGCTCGAAGGCGCGGGGGTTGAAGAGTGTGAAAGCCATCATGTCTTTCGGCACAAGCTTTTGTTCGCTATAGGTAAAATCACCCTTGCTGTCTGCTTTGGTCGGGTCCTCCTTGCGTTTCTGCAGCATGGTGCCCGTTTTCACACGGGGGATGCTGATGGAACTGTTGATACCCGGAATCACCATAATAAGCCCTTTGCCTACCAGCTCATTGCCGGTAGTGGCAAGGGTAAGAACGGTTTCCAGTACTTCGCCACCATAGTTGGTGGTATTCAATCCTTGAATTGCCATTGTCGTTTAATTCTTTAATTGTTAACTATTAATTTGCGCATCGGCGCACTACATTTTCACTTTCTGCCTGCCGCGGATTTGCGGGGCACTGCCGGCACTGCGTACACTGCTGCCGACATTCTTACCAAAATAGGACGAGCCGCCCAGTCTGGCATTCTTGGGGTTTTTGACCGGAATCATAACGTACTACTTTTTACGGTTCGCCTCAATTTCCCTCATCTTCTTTTGCCAGGGGCTTTCGCCTTCAATAGCGGTAGAAGTCTCCAGTCTGTCTTTCACCATCTTCTTCGGCTTCAACGCCTTCAGTGCGCTCAGTCCGTTCTTGAAATCCGCTTTCAGGATGTTCTTGTAGGTGTCCTTCTGGTCGGCACCGATACGTCCGTCCGTCACGGCCTCCGTTACGGCGGTTTCAATCCGTTCCTCTTCCTGCTTTTGCAGCTGCTCTCTCAGCTCGCCGTTTTCCTTCTCCAGGTCATCGGCCTTGTCCGCTTTTTGGGCAGTCTCTCCAAGCATGGCCATCACTGCCGCTTCGTCAGCACAGTTGGCGAAACGGGGAATTGTCTTAAAGTCTTCCAATCTCATTTTATCGGGGTTTTGTGGCTGTTGCTCCCGCTCCAGCCGGTTAGTAAATATACGGTAAATGTCGTCCGTGGTGCTTTCATCAGGCACCGCTTCCACATCGTAGATGGCATCAATCAGTCCCAGATGCAAGGCTTCCTCGGCTTTCAGCCAGTGGTCGGTGCCGTCAAAATATGAATCCTTCACTTCCTCCTTGTCCTTGCCGCAACGTCCGCCTATGATTTCGGCAATCGTGTCCTCCAGACTCTCGATGGTGGATATCATGTCACGCAGGTCCTGCTTGTTTCCGAAACAGCCGCCGCTGACGTTGTGCAGCATCATGCGGGCATAGCGGCTCATCTCCACACGCCTGCCGCAGAGGGCAATGACCCCGGCAATGCTGGCGGCGATGCCGTCTATATAGATAGTGACGTTGCTGCGGCACTGGCGGATGGCGTTGAAGATGGCGATGCCGGGATAGACATCACCGCCTATGGAGTTGATGCGGATGTTCAGGTTCTCGTAGTTGCCGTCCAAGTACATCAGTTCGTTCACGATGTCCCGGCTGGCTATCTTGCCTTCGCCGCCTTCGTCACTGACTTCTCCGTAGAGCAGCAGGCAGGCGGTATTTTCATTCAATATGGATTTAGTCATGCGTTTCCGATTATTTGCGACAAAGCTATGTCTATAAGGATAACCGCACAAAAAAGTGTGTAACGGTTACGAGCAGGTATGTAAACCCTGCGGCATAGTTTGTAACCGCTCCGCACTTTTTTCATCTACCCGCCCGCTATGATGACCTTTGCGTAAACTCTAATAACAGAATTATGGCAGAATTGACCGCACAGCAGAAAAAGGACTATGCCCGTACGCTCTACCTGAAGGACAACCTTACACAGCAGGAAATTGCCGAGAAGGTGGGCGCGAGCCGACAGACCATCATAAGGTGGGCAGCAGCAGAAAAGTGGGAAGAAATGAAGGTGGGGATGACCCTGGGACGCGAACAGCAGATTGCCAACCTCCACCGGCAGGTGATGGAACTGAACAACCTCATTATCTCACGCCCGGACGGGAAGCGTTTCGCCACCAGCGCTGAAGCTGACACGCTGGGTAAACTGGCGGCAGCCATCAAGAAGATGGAAACGGAGGTAGGTATCACCGACCTTGTAAATGTAGGCATGCGCTTCATCGAATGGATTCGTCCCATCGACCTGGATAAGGCCAAGGAGGTGACTGTGCTTTGGGATAAGTTCATTAAAGACAGTCTGTCATGAAACAGGAGGAACGGACCGCACTTGTCAATTGGGAGGAGTACAAGGCAGACATCAGCAACTCCACCCCGGTGGAAGTAGGCATGACGCAGGCTGAACGGGAAAAACGCCGCATTTATTTAGAGGCACATCCCGTAGAATGGATTCAGTACTTTTTCCCAAAATACGCAAAATACCCGTTTGCACCTTTTCATAGGAAAGCCATCAGCCGCATACTGAAGAACGACGAATGGTACGAGGTGCTGTCATGGAGCCGCGAGTTGGCCAAGAGCACTATCGTGATGTTCTGCGTCATGTACCTGGCGTTGACCGGAAAGAAAAAGAACGTGATGCTGGCCAGTGCCACGCAGGACAGTGCCAAACGACTGTTGGCGCCATATCGTGCAAACTTCGAGGCCAACGGGCGTATAAAAGCGTATTATGGCGAGCAGATGAATATCAGCTCCTGGACCGACACGGAATTCATTGCCAAATGCGGATGTGCCTTCCGCGCCATCGGTGCCGGAAATGCACCGCGTGGCAGCCGTAACGAAGCTGTACGACCGGACACGTTGCTGGTGGATGACTTTGACACCGACGAGGAATGCCGCAACCCGGATATTGTCAACAAGAAATGGGAATGGTACGAGCAGGCCTTCTATGCTACACGCTCTATCAGCGAACCGACTTTAATCGTATGGTGCGGGAACCTCATCGCCCGCGACTGCTGCGTGGCTCGCGCCGCAATCCTTGCCGACCATCACGACATAGTGAATATCCGGGACAAGGACGGGCATAGTACCTGGCCGGAGAAAAACACCGAAGAGCACATTGACACGGTACTCAAGAAAATAAGCGCCGCCAGTGCGCAGAAAGAATACTATAACAATCCGGTAACGGAAGGTGAAGTCTTTAAGGAAATCAGTTACGGACGTGTGCCGGACCTGAAGAAATTCCCCTTCCTCGTCATATACGGAGACCCCGCGCCTGGCGAAAACAAGACCAAGAACAGCAGTACCAAGAGTTGCATTCTCATGGGGCAACTAAAGGACAAGGTCTATATTGTCAAGCCCTTCCTTGACCGCGGGTTGAATGCCGAGTTCATCGAATGGTATGTGCAGCTGCTGGAATATGTGGGCGGCAAGGTGCCCGTGTATTGCTACATGGAGAACAACAAGCTGCAGGACCCCTTCTTCCAGCAGGTTTTCAAGCCATTGGTGGCCAAGGTACGCCGGGAACGGAATGTGCAGCTGTTCATCCATCCCGATGAAGACCGTAAGACCGACAAGGCCACACGTATAGAAGCCAACCTGGAACCGCTGAACCGCGAAGGGAGCCTCATATTCAACGAGTCCGAACGTGAGAACCCGCATATGAAACGCCTCGAGGACCAGTTCAAGCTCTTCACCCTGCGGTTGAAGTTCCCGGCTGACGGTCCTGACTGCGTGGAAGGCGGCCTGCGTATCCTCAAAAAGAAAGTGCAGCAATTAAGACCGGTTACCGTGACGCATCACAACGCAAGGAACAATCCTAAAAGATTATAGCTATGAGTAAATTTATCAATCCGGAAGACTATGACGCCAGTATCCACCGTGAGATATTGGATGCCCTGACACGCAACGACGATGCCATCGTGGAGATATGCGAAGACCGCGCCATTGCCGAAATGCGCGGCTATCTCAGTGCCCGCTACGATGTGGACGCCCTCTTTGCTGCCGAAGGGGAAGCAAGAAACCAGTTGGTCCTGATGATGGCGACAGACATCGCGGTATATCATCTCTTCTGCATTCACAATCCGCAGAAGATATCACAGATACGGAAAGACCGGTACGAACGGGCAGTGGAATGGCTCAAACAAGTAGCGGGATTCAAGATAGCTGTGGACGGGGCCCCCGGCCTGCCGGAAGAGGAACAGAAACGGAACAGCCCATGGCGGATGAGTAGTAATCCTAAAAGAACAAACCATTTATGAAAAAAATCAATTTCCCTGCGTTCTGGAACAGAGCGCCCAAAAGCAAGCTGCGCATCACCGAAGGCAGTAATGTCACCCGCCAGGGCGCTACGATTATACTGACACAGCCGCAGCGGTTCGGCATCGGGCTGGATGACTACATGCGGGGCATCCGAAGCGCCGAGAATGTGGACTTCACGCAACGGGTGCAGATTTATGATATCTACAGCGAGAGCCTGATGGACCCGCATCTGTTCTCCGTTGTGCAGAAACGGAAGAGCGGTGTGCTGGGCAGGAAAATAGAGTTCAGACGGAACGGCGTAGCGGATGACACGGTGAACGGACAGATATCCTCGCCATGGTTCCTGCGGTTCATCGGTGATGCACTCGATGCGGAATACTGGGGCTTCACGCTCGTACAGTTCTACATCAACAAGAAAGGCTGGATAGACTACTACCTGGTTCCACGCAAGCACGTGGACCCGGTACTGCGCATCATCAAGACCCGACAGAACGACATCACCGGCGAAAGCTTCGACGAATATCCCGACCTGCTGATGATACGGGGAAAAGAACCGCTCGGTATTCTGGCCCGATGCGCTCCGTACGTGATATACAAACGCGGCACCGTGGGAGACTGGGCACAGTTCTCCGAGATATTCGGCATGCCCATACGCAAGTACACCTACGACGCGGCCGACCCGGAAGCGTTGTCTGCCGCCATGGAAGCTGCCAAGACCCAGGCAGGGGCTTCCTCTTTCTTCGCTCCGGAAGGTTCTAACCTGGAATTTGTGGAAACCGGGAACACGACCGGAAGCAGCGAGCTGTACAGCTCTTTCGTGGACCGCTGCAACGCGGAGATGAGCAAGGCGGTGCTGGGAAACACTCTCACCACCGAGGCCAGCGAGACCGGGACACAAGCTCTGGGAACCGTACACAACAAGGTGGAGCGGGAACTTATGGAGCAGGATGCTCTCAGTATCTTGAACCTGCTGAACTATGACATGACGGACTTGTTCGCCGCGCTTGGCGTGAATACCGACGGCGGTGAATTCGTCTATGTGGAGGAAACGGACCTGGAGCAGGTAAAAGTCAAGGCCGAACTGCTGGAGAAGGCCGTCAATGTGTTCAATCTGCCGCTGGACGATGACTATCTGTACGGGCAGCTGAACATAGAACGGCCGGACAACTACGAGCAAATGAAAGCGGAGATGGAGGAGAAGAAAAAGGCCGACAACCCTTTTGCCTCAATGATGCAAGCGCCGGAAAACGGCAAGAACCTGCAGCAACCGCAGAACCGCTCCCGCTCTTTTTTCGCGAACGCCCCGCAGGACGACGGGGCTTTAGACTGGTAATGAATTCCCTCTACTACGAGGGACAACAACTGCCCGGCCTTGATGATATAGACTATATGTCCGGAACCTCCACCCTCTTGCAATGCAAGACAGACGATGATGACGTCAGTAGTTCCTTCGTATTTGATGACAAGGCCCTGCAACGTTCCCTGAAGCGTATCTACGAAAAGGACTTCCATCCCATGACGGAGATAGAGGAGAATCTTTTCAACGAGACATTCCGTATCTTCAATGAGGCCGCCAACGAAGGAATGGCCAAATCCAGCACTGAAATCCCTGATGCCTTCCGCCGGAAGCTGGAGCAAGGCAATGCCGTATTCTCTGCCTTCAAGGTGCACCGCATGCAGAACGATATCGCCGCACAACTCTACGGTTCAGACGGTGTTTTAAAACCGTTTGAACAGTGGAAGAAGGATGTTCATCCCATGCTCGACCATCACGTGGGACATTGGTTGCGCACAGAATACAACACCGCCGTCATCCGTGCCCGCCAGGCGGCTGACTGGCAACGCTTCGAGCAATACGCCGACATCCTGCCCAACCTGGAATGGATGCCCAGCACCAGCGTTCATCCGGGAGCCGACCATAAAGTTTATTGGGGAACCATCCTGCCGATAAACCACCCCTTTTGGAGCGCCCATCGCCCGGGAGACCGGTGGAACTGCAAATGTTCGCTCTCCGCCACCGATGAACTACCGACAGGTGCGCCACGCGGCAGCAATGAACCGAAAGACCAACCGGCACCGGGACTGGACAACAACCCCGGCAAGGACGGACGGCTGTTCAGTGACACGCACCCATATATTGTGAATGCCTACGGCGGGGCCAAGGAAGCGGTGAAGTCTTTCCTGAAAGACAAATTCCCCGATTATGCCAAGGTGAAAGTGGAGCCGCGCCACGACCAGAACGGAAACTACTCGGAACGGACTAAGGAAATCAAGAAAGAAGCCAGAAAAGAACTTCAGGGCACCACTCTGACCCATCCGGAATTCAAAGGGAAAATAGCCGTTTCACGTCGAAGCATCGATGAATGGACCAATCAGCCCCATGAGCACTACGCCCACAAGAACGAACTTATTTTCCAAATAGGCAGCGTACTACGGAAAGCCAAATACCTGGGATATGGAAAGGATAAAAGCACAAAACCCGGAAGCAAATGGATACACTTGTTTGAAACTAAAATACTCGGGGACAAGAGCTGGATAATCGTAAAGGAATATGAGGATGGCAGTAAAATCTTATACAGCATTTCAGACAGTCCGAACGTTCTGAACCAATTAAAAGAAAAATAGCCTCTAAATCACGGCCGGAAATACAATCCGGCATAGACTTAAAAGCTATTTCCATGCTGCAAATATACACTTATTTATCTAATAAACAATGGATATACAAGAATTTAACCGCTACATCCTCCAAAAGAAGAAACAACTGGAGGTACTGATGCGCAGCAAGATGCCCGTCTTCGCCGGAAACATCGCTAAGAGGCACATTGAGGAGGATTTCCGCAAAGGGGGCTTCACATACAACGGATTCCACCGATGGAAGAAAACCAAACGGCAGCAAAGCGGTGGAAGCAACGCCAATGCCCAGTATGGACCATTACTCTCGGGAGGTCCCATATTGGCAGGAAGCATCCAATATGTACCCGGAGACGGAATTGTCACCGTATTCACTCGTGTCCCTTATGCCGGCATTCACAACTGGGGCGGCACTCTGCATCCTACTGTTACTCTCAAGATGCGGAAATTCGCTTGGGCACAGCATTACAGAGAATCGGGCGGAGACAAAAAGAAAGACACTTTCTGGAAACGCCTCGCCCTGACCAAGAAGTCGAAACTTACTATAAATATACCGCAGCGTCAGTTCATCAGCAAAGAACCAGGAGCGGAACTGGCGAAGAAAATCAATGATAAGAAGAATGAGGAAATACGAAAAATTATATATGCACCCTAACGGTACAGCCAATTAACAGTTTATTCACATTAGCGCATTAACAACCTATGGAACAACTATTCAACGACTTGCAGCAACAAATCGCTTCCAGAATGGGAGCCGACGTTTCACTTATCGACGAAGACTGCGGCCAACTGGAAGCTCTCGCCTCCGGCGAAGACCAATACCCCGTCACCTTTCCCTGTGTCCTTATCAGTATCCCCGAAACCCTTTGGGATAACTTGAAGAGTGACCTCCAGCACGGCAAGACTACCGTCACCACCCGTCTGGCCTTCGACTGTTATGATGACACCCACTACGGTAGCACCCAGGAACATGCCGCAACTCAGCGCCTGGCGCTTGCCAATCGCCTGAACTCGTACCTGCATGGCTGGCGTTTCAATGGATGCGCCACGGTATTGATACGTCGTGCCTCCCGCCAGTTCTCCCTGCCCGGCGGGATAAAGGTCTATGAAACGGAATACACTACGACCGTGGCCGATGAGATACCTCAGAACAGCGAAAGCTGACGCTCCAGTTCCTCTTGCTGGCGCAGCACGCGAGGGTCGACACTGGCATTGATGATGTTATAGAACGTCTTTTCGCAGATGGGATAGAGAGGCCAGATATAACGGCGGAGGATTTCGCGGTTACTGAGACCGCTACGGCTGTGTTCGTCGTAAATGCGGAGAATTTCCTTCACCCTATGTGCATAGCTCCGCCCGACAATGGAACGATGATATTTCTTCATACCCCGAAAACTTTACTGATTACCCTGAACTTTTGAAAACCTGATACAAAAATAGCCATAAACGCACATTAATGCAACTAATGACACCGAAAAACGCCTGTGGGCACACGGAATAGCCCGTTTACGCCACCTTTGCCGCGTCAATTCGCGAAACGACACAAACCAACGCAATGAAGCCGCTCCCGTACAGCGCAGCCAAATTGTAAATTGTAAATTGTAAATTGTAAAATTGTAAATGAAATGAGTGTAAATTATTCCCTTGCCCACATGAGCAGCAAACCGGGCGACGATGCCGCCCCCAAACTTTATTACGCCAAGGCGCAGGCCAGCGGCGAAATGACCATGGACGAGATGGCCGACGAAATAGCCTACTCCACCTCCCTGACGGACGGTGATGTGCTGAACGCCATCCGTGCCCTTATCAAGCAGGTCAACAAGAACCTGGCGGCAGGCAAGATTGTCCGTCTGGAGAACTTCGGCACGTTCCAACTCCAGCTGTGCTCGGAAGGCTCCGAGACCGAAAAGAAGTTCACCTCCGCCAATATCACCGGCGCCAGCGTCCAGTTCCGTCCCGGAAAGCCCATCAAGGCGGCTACCCGTGCGGGCGACGGAGGACTGTCCTTCAAGCGCGTGGCCAAACTGGGCGAAGCACCGCTGCCCGATGACGGCGGAAACACCGGAGGAGGCAGCGATGGAGACCAGGGGGAAAACCCGTTGGGCTGAAAACCACTTATAGGTAGATGACCGGCTACCTATAGGTAAACGACCGACTACCCGTAAGTAGTGTGCCCACTGCCTGCGGGTAGTCTTTTTATGAACAAAACAAACGGAAGAATGAACGCAATCTACATGAGTGACCTGGCGCAAGCCTATTTCCCGAAATCAACACCCCGCAGCGCATCAGCACAGCTGCACCGGTGGATAAAGCTGAACGACGAACTGCAACGCAAGCTCGAGGAACTGCACTACAAGCCCCGGCAGAGGGCGCTGACACCACTGCAACACGGGGTGATAGTGGAGTGCCTGGGGGAACCGGGAGAGTGAGGATAATGACAACTTTAAAAAGCCGCTGACGGGAGGACCGCAGCGGCTTTATTCATCTCTGATTTGTTTTACCCTAATAAATAATCTATCGTTATTAAAAATTCGTATGCTACTCGCGGGTCGATTGCGTTACCGAGGGCGTGAGTTCTGTCCATCCAGTCGGGAATCCCATAAACCACTCCATCCAACTTGGAGTAATATTGAACGGATTGAAACCAGCTCTCGAAATGTATGCCGTCAGGTAATTGCTTTTTCGTTTCTCTGAATGCTTTAAAATACTCTCCCGACGTAGCTTTATCCTTTTGGCTTCGGAAGCCGTTAAGGCAGGCAACAATCCAAACTCGCTTCCTTTCTTGAAAAGAGTCCTTACCCGCAGCTGGAATAATAAACGGTTGCACTTCGTAGCCTTCACTTTCCAAATCAGTGCACACTTGCTCGAAGACCACTCCGTCTGCGTTACTAATAAGTCCGAGAACATTCTCAGCGATGACCCATGTCGGTCGGCACTCTCGTATAACTCGATACATTGGCGGCCATAAAAAGCGGGGATCTTCCGCTCCTTGCTGCAAGCCGGCGTTGCTGAATGGCTGGCAAGGGAATCCTCCGACCACAACATCAACGTTGCCTCTGTATTTCTTTGCATTGATTCCATTTATATCTCCATATTTAGGTACATTGGGAAAACACTTATTTAAAATTTGCAAACAAAAATCATCTATTTCAGACTGAAGTAAGATATCCCATCCGAGAGTATCGGCTGCCAAATCAAAACCGCCAATACCAGTGAATAGGCTTATCATCTTTCTCGTTTTGTTCATGTTTTTATAAATTTGAATTATTCTCCTTCTGATAATTTCTTTCCGCAAAACGGGCAAAAGGGATAAGCAATAGATATAGTACTCTCTGTTTTATTGAATGTACCATCTTTTTTCTTATTCCGATAAGTTGCTTCAATAACTGGCTTTTTCTCAAAGGAAGGCATGGCATACATATAATTTAAGGATGCTAGCGGATCACCAGTCTTTTCTCTAAGATTCGCTTCTACTTTTTCAAAACAGTCACACATAATTATCCAATTTTAGTTTTTAAATAATACTTTGAACATACTCAAGATATTCCTGAGCCTCTTCTTGCGAAGAGTATTGAGAATGCCATTCATCGAAGTAACATTCATAACCAGCATCAGCAAGTAAATTGTGGTAGAACATATTTATAAATATTCTCAATAGTTCACCGGTATTTTTTGCTTGTTGCATCGACATTCCATGACATCCGTCGGACATATTTATGAAGTCATTCCTGAAACTCATTAGCCCATTTCCGATAGGAAATTCAACTTGAATCAAATAGATACGTTTGAAATGTATCTCAAAATAAATGCTTCTCTTGCCTAAGACGTACTCTTTTATATCAAGCGAAAAGATGCCAAATAATTCACGGAGTTGCTCTTTTGTCAACTCATGAGGCTTCTTAGATAAAGCCTCTGATATTTCCTCTTTATTCATTTCTTTATTGTTTTTAGTCAACCTGATACAGCTTGCATCCCGTCTTTTCCTTCGCCCTGAGCAGGAAGCTGGCGGCTTCGTCGCTGTCCACCACCACCTTGATGGCGGTAAGCCCTTCCGTCTTGGGCTTCTGTAAAAGCAGGGAGCAGGGCTGGTCATAATAATTCCAGTAGAAGATGAAATCCGCCACATGGAAATTGTCTATCTGGACGATGTATTTCACGGGGATGCGCTGCATAGGTTCTATCGTTATTTAATCATTATTTGAATTCTCTTTGAAGTAGGCTTTCGCCTCCCCGTCCGGCACCCATTCCACCGTAACGATGCCTTTCACCCGTCCGCTGCCGCCGCACTTAGGGCAGGGCTTTTTAAGACGCTCATTAATAATGTCTGAATCCCAGAACCACCCGTTGCCTTGGCAATAACCGCAGGTGTAGCCAGTAAACTCGCCGACGCTCTCCCGTCCCGTTCCGAAGAGGGGTGCCGTGATAAGCACCCCGTTACGTTTCTCGCTCATACGCTACTTCTCTTTATGTTCCAAATAATTTCCCGTGAAGCCTACAATAGGGGTTAACTCTATGGTGGCATGGGGTTTTAACGTGACACCCGGATTATGCGCTTCAAGTTGACATATCACATTATCAATATGTTCTGCTTTAATCGTTTCAAGCAACTTCTCGCTTCTCTTGTCGAGCAGGAAACCGAATTTATAGGTCAGAGTTGACGGGCGATAGCCCTGAGGCGTTTTTATCTTTACTGTTACAACGCCTACATACATTTGTTTTTTCATACGCTATTCAATAAAATAAGTTTGTATCAGATTACCGTTCCTGAAAATATTCAGCACCGTCCGGCCTTCGTCCGTAACGATGTTCGTCTCCACAACGCTGCGATGAATCTCCCTTTTCAGAATCATTGACCTGACTTCCGCATCAATGAATGCCTTCAGGTTGCGGAAGTCCCGTTCGTCACCGTTCAGCCGGGTGAACTCCAATGCTTGGCTCACGGAGAGCTGAAGTTTTAGCAACCATAGGGGCTTGTCATTCGGGATGACTGATTTATAGAATACTTTTGCCATATTGATTTGAGTTATTGTTTTTTTAAGTTCTTGGGGGGCCATCCGTTCAGTTCGTACACCTTCCGGCGGGCTTCGTCCCGGGTGAGATATTCGCCGGTCTTGGTACCTACGGAACCGGTGGCGTCGCGCTTGACGCGATACACCGCCCAGTTCCTGCCGTGCGGGCGGTACTCATAGTATTCATCAGGCTGAGGGTGGGGCATCATTCTCCTTCTTGGGCTCAACGTAGAAAGTTTCGTCCTGCACCACCTGCACACCAATTTTCGGGAAGTACTCTGCCACTTCGGGCAGTTCCCGGTCGGCAAGCAACTTGTCCTTGGCCAGTTCCTCACTGGTACGAATATATGCAGGAAGCAGCTCCTTGCAGAGATTCGTTACTGCCGCCCAAGTGAAACCTTTCAGATTCTTCAGCTTCGGTGTACCGGTGCGGAAACCGAACACGCCATGGGCTGATTCCACACTCTTCTTCTTAGCGAACAGTTCTTCCTTGTTTTCCACTGCATACGCCTGCATGATTTCAAAGGCTCCGTTCTTCACATCGGAGAGTTCGGCCAACCGTCCGGCATATTTTTCGCGGACATGGGTCATCTCGATATCCATCTTCGAGGTGAGGTTCTGTACTTTCGCGTCGGCTGCCGCAAAATCTGCGAAGGCCTGCTCTGCTTGCTCGCGGCTGATGCCGCTGACTACTGTTTTCTTGGTTCTTGCCATAATTCTTGCAATTTTTAATCTTTAATTTACTCAATATCTGATTTTTGTTCTTCTGCCTTCGTTCATCTTGCGGTGCCGTTCCTTGTCGGAGATTTTCTTGGCGGCAGAAGTTTCCAGCTCCTGCAGTTCACGGTCGAGGTTGTCGTAACGTACCAGCTCGGCGCGGTAATCATCCAGCAGACGGTCGTACTCAATGGGCTTCAAGGCACCGATGCCTGCCATCAACCGGCTCTGCATGTCGCAGATAAGGTCGGCGCTGGCTTCGAGGCGGGATGCCAGCAACTCGCGACGCTCGTTCTTTCCAACAATATGCTCCACTGGGATATATTGATTGTTATTATCCATCATCTCCTCCCCTTCTTGATAGTGATAAAATTCTGCACAACCGGGCTGGCAGCCAGCTCACTCTTGCTGTAATACACCAACCCGGCCTTGCGATAACCGGTGATGAAGCCTTTACGCTGCCAGGCCCCCAGAGTCTCCCGGGTGCATCCTATCAGTTCAGTGGCTTCCTTCTGGCCGATGAAGTCCGCACGGTTCGTGTCCGGCAATTTCTGGTATTCGGCACGCTGGCGGCGTTCTTTCAGCAAGTCCTCCATAAAGCCTTCCAGCTGCTTCACCTTGCGCTTCAGGGCCTCGAATTCCTGCACGCTGACTGTCTGGCGCTCTTTCTTTGGCTTCGGCGCATCCATCATGCCCAGTGCCCCGGCTGCCGCAAAGTCCGCCGCCGTCATACTCTGCACGTCCGGCACCAGTTCCTCCAGGCCGATGTGTCCGGCGACAAACCTGGCGGCATCGCGGCAGGCATAGAAAGCTGTTTCGTCCTTGGCCTCTTCGGGCACGGAAGTCACGTAAGTGGCAAATACCCACGCCTCGTTTCTGCCTTTCTCCAGCGTAGCCGCCTGGAGCATGCTGATGCGGTCGCCCTTGTGACGTAGTATCGCCACAGCTTGCCTGATTTCATTCTTTGTTCTCATATGTTATTTACGATTTAACGATTCACGATTGGGACAACTTTATCCTCATTCATTTCGCCTTGCGCTCCTCCCGCCGCATCCATGCCTCCAGCTGTTTCTTGGTGTCCTGCAGTTCCCAGAGCTTCATGGCCGTCACGTCCTTGCGCGCCTTGCTGTACTTCCGTGCCCAGATGTTCAGCTTCGCCACGTTCATCCGGTATTCCTCCTCACTGTCGCTGGTGAAACCCTGGTTCAGCTGCGGTATAAGGAACGAGAGGTGGTATATGTCGCGGAACACGTTCCGGGCTTCTTCCAGCTGCATGGCCCGTGTCTTGTCGTCCGTCGGGTTCAACCGCTCCAGCAGTTGCTGCGCCTCGTGCATTGTCAGCTCCCGGCTGCTCTGCGTACGTCCGGAGGTGAACTCGTAGATGCAGCTGTGACGGGCCTCATCATCCATACCGATGCGGTGGAAGGTGGCGTGCAGGGCTTTGAGCTGCTGGGCGCTGATGGGCTTGTTGGTAACAGTCTTCATAATTGTTGTAGTTAAAAGTTGATGAATCATTAATCTTCTCCCTCTCCCCAGTACTTCCTTGCTCTTTCCGGCCAGATGTCAAAGTGCCCCACGGGACCCATGAAACGCCCTTTGCTGAAGGCGCGGTAGCCCTCGACGTATATCTTCAGGGAGGCATCGAACATCACGTCCTTGGCAGGCCGCCCGGTAGGTAAAGTGCCGCTGGCATGGCTGATGAAAATAATAAGCTTGTTCCTGTGGCGCTCCTTGAACTGAATGTACTGCCGATAGCTCATCCGCGTGTACTGGAAACTGTCAACCACCACGAAGTCGGGTGACTTTTGGCGGTTCATCCTCAGTTCGAGCTGCTCCATAGGTTCGTTGTCAAGCAACAGGAAGCGGCGGTTCACCTCCATCATGCCAAAGCGGCGGAGCGTGTCCTGCATCGTTAGGCAGGCACCTTCTTCCATCGAGTTGTAGGCCACGCGCCCGAAACGGCACAGATACTTGCACAGCTGCATCACGAACGAGGTCTTCCCGTTGCCGGAGTTTCCCCAGACGAACCATACTCCCCGGCGTTCCGGCGTACGGAAGGCATCATACCACGGACCTTCAAAGCCCAGCGTGTTGAACTTCATACTCAGCATCTCGCGCACTCCCTTGGCGTTGCGGTCGAAAGTGATTTTCTTTTTCTCATTCACTTTCACCGCTTCCGTCTTCAGTGCCGGAACAACGTTTCCCTGCCCGTCGTGCAGTTCCGTAGGGGTCTGTACATATCTCACGCTCATTCTTCAGTTCCTCCTTTCTGCTGCTCTGCGCGGCGCTTCTGCGCATGCACCACCCGTTTCACCCGGCGGAGGTCATTGTCGCTGGTTTCAGCATCTTTCAATACGCGTTTTATCTCGGCCTCGTTGGTCAGCCCGTTGGCCTGACAGATGGCATACACGTCATTGCGGCTGGTGGCGTTCAGGTCGAAGAACTTGCGTCCGATGCGGCTGTTGATTTCCTTATAACCTTTCTTGTTGTAGCGCAGGCCGTTATCCACACGCCGCTTGATGTAGTCGGTACTCATAAACACGATACCGGCACGTCCCTCCAGGCGGTTGTAGATGGAAATGAAGTAGTTGAGCACGCAGTCCGTCAGCTTGTCGCCTTCATCGAAGATGAGCAACGGGTTCTGGAGGAAGCCGATCATGCCGAGGGCGTAGTCCAGCATGTCGCGCAGGTTGTTGGTGCTGTCGGTAGGCGCACCCACCTGCTTGGCTATCTCGCGTACAAAGTCGCTGCGCTTCATGTCCTCCGAGCAAAGGATATAGAACACGTTGCGGTGTGTGCGGCGGAACTCTATGGCGGCGGTAGTCTTGCCGCATCCGGCGTCTCCCACCATCCAGGTGACGTTCCTGTACATCTGCGCATCAGCCAGCACGTAGGTGGCAAGGCGGTAGTTCTCGCTTTCGCAGATGGTCCAGCGCTCGAAGCTGAAACCTATCTGCGCCGCTATGCGGCTGAACATGTCGTCGCTGATGCTTTCGTACTTGGTGTTCAGAATCTGGCTTACCACAGCCGCGCTGACACCTTGCAGGCTCTCGCTGGCACGGTTGCGGCTGGGGAAGTTCTCACAGTAGGCCATCAGCGCATCGCGGATGGCGTCCTTGTCTTGTCTTGTTAATCCTTTCATCGTTTGAATGGTATTTAATTGATTATTGATTGCTGTTTAAAAACGGTCCAAAGCCAACTCGTCCAGCGTCATGTTGGAGAGTGCCTTAGTATATTCCCCGATGGTGGAATAGTCGGTCTCGTTGTCGGCTTCGGATTCCTCTCGCTTGCGCTTCCCTGGCAGGGAGAGAGGAATGTCAAGTTCGCCACGGTCATACTTGTCACGATACTCTTCCATCCGCTTCTTGCTGATATTCTTAGGCTGCGGAGTGGAAAGTTTGAAGAATTCGGCTGCGATACGTTCGTCAAGGTCGAAGCGTTCGCCTTCCAACTGGATGGCAGCCATGATGGCTTTGTTTTGTTCGATGGTACAGCGCATGATGCTTGTCTGTTCGGGTGTGCGTTCTTGCGTGGCACGGCATACATCAACCTTCGGAGTGGCTGTCGCACTATATTTCAGTCCGGAGGCAGTAGGTTCCCATAGTTCAATGTGTGTCAAGTCCATTGGGTCGTACATCACTTGGAATGAGCGTCCGGTATTGCGGAGCGCCCAAGCTACATTGCGTGAGCCGTCGGCAGTATAGACTTCATATTGGCATTCTTTATCTCCAACACTAAACTTCAGGCCATCGCTGGTATATGTATTCTTTCTGGCATTTGTCAGCCAGAACATTTGCACCATGTCCACTTCGGTTACAGCCGGGGTTTCCGGATTCTCACTCATGCGGTACATGTCAATACGTGCGATACCTGTAGCCGGATGCGGTGCATTGTTCCATTCTTCACGGCACTGGCGGTAGATTTCCTTCACTTCTTCTAACGTGGGAAGCGCATAAGCGTTATGTTCGATGAACTCCAAATTAGGCTTGCTGTTCAATTTCTTTGCAGTTACATTCTGCCCGGTAAAGAACCAAAGTTTATGGAGAATCTGTTGTTGGAAGCGCCCAAAGGCACTCTCAATCGTTTTAGACTGGCCATTGTAGGGCATTGTAGGTTTATACAAGTGACAAATCTTCTTAAAGAAGCCTTCCGAGGCAAGTTTACCATGACTGCCCTGGTTGTCGGTTACTATCTCATAAGGCCGAACGCCGGCAACTTGAACAGCCATGCGGAAGGCCCGATATTGGTTGTCAAAGGTTTCATGGGGAGCTATGTCGTAACCGATAAAGGTTTCGCTATAGGCATCCATCACTTCGTACACGGAAGTGGTACACATCTTGCCTTTTTCGTTCTTATAGTAAAGGTTGAGTTTAGTACCATCGGAGTACCAAAGCGAATCGCGCATCTGAGGAAGTGTAGTCTTCAGTTTAGCACAATACTTCTCTTTCCACTTCTGCATACCATGAACTGCCGCATACCACATCGGCATCACGGCAGGGTCGTTGAGGTAGTTCTTCACGGTGGTGGGGCTCTTGATGGCGGCCAGGCCAAGCTGTGGCGCACGGCGGTTGTATTCATCAAAAATCTGCGCCTCCGTATAACGGGGAACGATGCTGCGGCGAAGTTTCAGCAACAGCCGCGCCACTTCGGGAACCACCACGCGCGCCGCCTGGTTGCCCGTATTCTTGTTGACGAGGGCTGCGTACTCTATTTTCCTGTAGGCGTTGAACTTCTCGCGGAGGCGGGCGGAGGTTGTGGGCAGCGTATGTCCGTAGCGTTCGCGCAGCTTCTCACACGTGCCCAATACCGCTTTCCACGCCTCCGGCTTGCGGCTGTAGCCGCACTTGTTATGCAGGGCTACGGTCTCTTTCTCCACACGGAGCAGCTCGTTCATCACCTCGGCATTCAGCACATATTCCGCCTGGCGTTCCAGCGAGATGGCGGGTTGGTAGGTCTTATAAAATTCCACTGCCTTGCTGTCGCTACGGATGACGTTGCTCATTAATTGTTCTTTCATTTCTTCCAGTGCATTGGGATAAAGTCTGTCGTATGCCTCGCGGATGAGGTCGGGAAGAGTGAGGTAATCGTAAAGGGCCTTCCGCCCGTTCCCGCCAATCTGAACTTGTACAATCAGCCCTTTCTCAACTTTCTTCCTCAAGTTTGATTTGCTGATGATACCGGAACCTACAAGTTCCGCATGAGTGACACACCTTATTTTACCGTACATTTCCATAATCAGAAATCTTTTTCTCTTGTTTCCTTCGTTGACTCGTTTCCTTGTCAACTCTACATTGTGCAAGCCCCGGCATCGAACCGGGGAGGCAGCCGCTTCCGCATGGCAAGGGAAGCTCCGCACCTGCAGAACAAGCCGTTTCTAAGCTGTTTCAGTATCTTTCTTGTCCGGCATGCAAAGCGATATCGCCACAATGGCCGACAACACCACAATCACAAACGCATTGCGGCTGTCAGCAGCCGTCGCATCCACATTACTTCCCAGCCACAGCCCGTAAGTCATCCCTACAGCCACAGCCACCTTCTGAATTCGTCTCCAGGTTTTCATATCTTGTAAAGTTTAAGAGTTCTGTTCAATGAAATCATCCAAGTCGAAAAACACGGTAATACCATCGGGCAAAATTACGGGCTCCCAGTCTTCATCACCCGAATACTCAATATCCATGCATACCCGGTCATTCTCCGAATACAGCATAGCACTGTGCTTCGCCATCAGTTCCCGAAGCTCCTCCAAGAACGCCTTTTCTTTTACTGTCAATTTTCTATCCATATCACTTTATTTTTTAAATCTTTAATTCTTAATTGGAACGCTGATTAAAACATTGGCAGAAAAACTACATATCAAACTTTAAAGATTGATACGTTCGTAGATTTCCGCCTGTAAGGCAGGTGTATTACTTGACATATAGGCAGATTTTGTTTCCAATTCTACCACAATACCATTTTTATTTGCAACCTCTATCTTAGAATTGAGTAGTAATACCATATCTCTAATACATGTTGCTAATTCTTGTTTCTCTCGTGTATTCATATCCATACCATTTATAAAGTTACCACATCATTAGCTATCACCGCCTTCACATTCCCGTGAGAGTCCAGCACCTTCACCGCCCGCTTCACTTCATCCGTCACATCAATAATCTGTACCAGTGAACCGCCATTGATTAGGGCTGCCTCTCTGATTCTACAAGCCTGGACACTATTACGCTTGAATAGTAGAGCCTGCCTTACGTTCTGCGTTGTTACCCCAAACGCCTTGGCGAGTTTCTCCTTACCCTTAGCATCCAACTCAATCTTCTGTCTGATTTTCTTTTCCATATCGAAATACTGATTAAAATTATTCTTATCTTTAGCGCGTGTTTCGTTAGAACACGCTGCAAATCTAAACACTTTTATTTAGTTTTAAAAGAAAACGAGAAGAAAATAAATAGAATAGTGAAGTTTTTAACACATTAAATGCCTATGACTGGAAAGGAGTTAAAAATCAAATTGGAAAAAATAGATGGTATAACGCTTAGAGAAATAGCGGAACGGCTGTCTATATCAGAACAAAATCTGCAGAACAAGTTGACTTCAGCCGATATTAAAGTCTCTTTTTTGTGTAAACTCTCAAGAGTACTTCACAAAAGTATTTATTATTTTTTAGAAGGACAAGAGTTTTACGAAGAAAAAGTTGCAAAACGCACAAACAAAAGCATACCTACCAATAAAGTCCCCATGCTCCGTGCTGATGACACGCCTGCCACCTTTACTACCACCTCTACAGATGTCCCTGCAGGGGGTGCAGCATCATCCGAAGCCGTCGCCCTCCGCCTCATGGAAAAAATAGATGAGAAAGATAGAAAACTTGATGAGAAAGATGCCAAGATAGACCAGCTCCAGTCCGAGCTCCGTGCCCAGTCCGCAGAACTTGCTGTCCTCAAAGCCCGCTACCCCGATACAGTATCCGACCGTCCTGAGGATTTAGACCCTGCGAAGCATGCTTCTACAAAGAAACATTCTTCGCTGCCCAATGCCGACAATGCAACATCTGCCACTGCCCCCTCGGAATAGAATTCTCAAACGATAATTAATAATCATTTAAATGATAATATCATGAGTAATTTAAAACATAATCCTCTGTATAACAAAATGTATTTTGATGAATCAGCCTCTCATGCTTATGACAGAAATGAAGAGTTCTGGAGAGAATTAAATACGCTATGCCGCAACCATCCAGAAGCATTTGTAACTGTTAAATACTTCGTAGTTAAAGACCGCTACGTGAGTCATCTTTTGGAAGATGTACGAGTGTCGTGTGACCATGAAGAGCTTCAGAATATATGCGATCGGATTTATCGGTCACTTTACTACCGGGTTCCATTGATATTCCATAAGGAGTTTGAGGGAAGAGATGACGTGTTGAAGGATATCCTTGAAGGTCAAGCGAAAAACGATATATAGCCATTAATATATTGGATACATCCAAAGAGTTTATCTCATTCGCAATCAATGGGACTGTGTTGGAGTTGAAGAGGTCACCAATCAAACTTCTATTTTCTTCATCAATAACATCAAATGCTATAACCAGTTTCTTTGCCATAATTATAATTAGGATTTCATTAATATAGTTACAAATGCTCCCGGCACAGTCACCGGGAGCGTTTTCCATCAACAATCAATTAATTACCTTAAATCTCCGCACGTTTTTATTCCCTCAGACGGAGTGCTGAATACCGGGAACGTTCGTCTAACACCTTCAAACAAATATTGGGGCAGCAACAAGACTCGAACTTGTGACTAAAGGCCTGCTGCACGTATCATCACGTATGCACACCTGCGCTCTACCAACTAAGCTATACTGCCAGATATTCGTGCCGCGCGCACGTTTATGCCGCTAAAATAGCACTTATTCCACTAATACCTTCTACAAATCAGCCACTTATACAAACATCACAATTACACCAACCACCCAAAATACTGTACTATCCCCCTATAAATATTTATTTAAACGCCTAAAAACTCGACTTGAAAAGAAACATCACATAAAAAACGCACCTCCCGAAAAGTTAAAAAGGTATCTCCAACTCGTAAACATTTCAGAAATTCAAATAAAAAAGGTATCTCCAACTGTATCTCCAAAAGTATCTCCAACTCTCTTTTTAACATTCCAGCATATCACAATTCACCAATGTCATTTTATCCATTTTATGATTTTGGAGCATTCCTGAAGGCATATTCCTTAAACGCTTTAAACAGTATATCTTTTCTTGCTAAATACTTCTATATATTTATTATTTGGAATATCTTTGCAAAATAAACTTCTAAATAGCTGTCTCTT